AAGCGTAGGAATAAGCACTACGGCACTTGTCGGGTTTGTCGTGTTAAAGCGCAGAACGATAGAAGACTTGCAAATATTGACGAAAGCAGAAAGAAAACTCGTGAGTATTTGCGTGAGTGGAGGGCTAAGAATCCTGAGAAACAAGCCGCCATCTGTAAAACGTATGATGAGAAAAACAGGGATAAGCGTAGTGCTTATGCCAAACAGTATCGCAAAGACAATCCTGAGAAAGTCAAAGCATTGTTTGAATCATGGGCTAAAGCCAATCCTGAGAAAATTAAAGCGTATTCAGTAAAAGCTGGCAGGGCTTGGCATGAGCGTAATCCTGAGTATCTCAAGCAACACTACAAAGCCAATAAAGAACGATACATAGCGGCTAGTGCAAGGCGTAGAGCATCTCAAGACTCAGCCACACCAACTTGGTTAACAGCCATTGACAAAGCAATGATTCAAGAGATGTACGATGTTTCTGAAGCAAGGTATATCCAGACTGGTATAAAACACCATGTTGACCATATTGTCCCAATTAACGGCAAAGGCGTAGCTGGTATGCACGTTCCTTGGAATTTACAAGTTATAACTGCTCACGAGAATTTGAGCAAAGGTTGGAGGTTTTAATGCCATTACAAGCAACTTCTGGTGCGGCTAGTTACGATGCCTTTGGTGGTGGTGTTCCTGTTGTGCCTACGTATATAGAAGATGTCATGAGTACGTGGCTCTATACGGGCACAGGTGCTACACAGACTATTACCAATGGCATTGACTTGTCTACTAAAGGTGGGCTTACTTGGATTAAAAGACGTAATGGCGCAAATAATAATGTTTTATTTGATACATCTAGAGGCGCAGGAAATGTCATTGCTTCCGATAGCACAACAGCGCAATTTAGCGACTCTGTTTCATTAACAGCTTTTAACACTACTGGTTTTGCTCTTGGTGATGACAGTGCAAATGGAAACGTAAACTTTAGTGGCTCTACTTACGTCTCATGGACATTCCGCAAAGCTCCAAAGTTCTTTGATGTTGTGACTTGGGTTGGGACGGGCGGGGTCAGAACATTAACGCACAACTTAGGTTCAACTCCCGGATCTATTTTTGTTAAAAAAATAGTTGGCGCACCTCAGTCATGGGCGGTTTACCACAGAAGTTTAGGAGCCACGCAAGGGCTTGCCTTGGATTTGCCAAATGTGGCCCAAACTTGGAGTGGTTACTGGAACAATACTGAACCTACTTCTACTCAATTTACTGTTGGCGGTGGTTTCAACGCAGTTGATGTAGATTACCCGGGTACTGCCTACGTAGCCTACATCTTTGCACATGACGCAGGAGGCTTTGGCCTAACTGGTACAGACAATGTGATTTCGTGTGGGTCGTTTACACAAGGCGCAGGGGCTACCACAGTAAATCTTGGATACGAGCCTCAGTTTCTAATTACCAAGCGTTCAAACTCCGCTGGTGCTTGGCAAATGTGGGACATTATGAGAGGTCAGTCAAATAGCGATACTTCTGTATTGTTGGCAAATGCGTCATCGGCTGAAGTAAATTATTCAACAGCGTACATGGCCCCCAATGCTACGGGCTTTACATCCACTTGGTATGGAAGCGGCAACGAGGTCATCTACATAGCCATTCGCAGAGGCCCAATGAAAGTGCCTACTGATGCGACTAAAGTGTTTATACCTATTGCGTACAACGGAAATTCAGTACTCAACCGTCTTCTCACAACAGGATTTACAACTGATGTAATTTGGAGAACCGAGCGATTTAAAACATCCGGGGTTGCACCGGCTTACAACGGAAATATGAGTGACAGGCTCTCTAACGGAATGCTGCGAACAAACCTAACGGACGCAGACGACCCCACTCAAGCACCTGTTGTTTGGGGTAGTAATGTAGGTGTTATTTATCCAACAGATAATTATATAAATAACGCAACTGGGTCTTCATATATTTTGTACGGATGGCAACGTGCCCCCGGCTTCTTTGATGAGGTTTGCTATACAGGGAATGGAAGTGCAAGGACTATCAGCCATAACTTAGGTGTTGCCCCTGAATTAATGATTGTGAAAGTTAGAAGTACAACAAATGATTGGGCAGTCTATTCTTCAGCAATAGCAAATACTGAATTTTTGTTGCTTGATACAACCAGCGCAAAACAAACTAATGTTAATTTCTGGAATAGTACATCACCAACATCTTCTGTTTTTACTGTTGGTACACGAGGTGAGGTAAATGCATCCGGACAAACCTTTGTCGCCTACCTATTTGCCACTTGTGCAGGAGTTTCCAAAGTAGGCTCATACACAGGCAATGGCTCATCACAAACAATTAACTGCGGATTTACAGGCGGTGCTAGGTTTGTTCTAATTAAGAAAACAAGCGGTACTGGTGATTGGATGGTGGCAGATTCAGCACGAGGGATTGTTTCTGGAAATGACCCCTACCTTGAATTGAATAACACAAATGCAGAAGTCACTGGTGAAGATTGGTTAGACACAGACAGTACAGGCTTTGTTGTTAACGAGGTGTCTGGCTCTAACGCCAATACCAATGGCGCAACCTACATATTTTTAGCAATTGCTTGAGGTAATCAAAATGCAAATACGAACACAAACAGGCGCAGTCATGTACGAAGCAGAATTTCGTGCATACACAAAAGCCAATGGTGGCCCATCATGGGAAACAACAACAACTGAAGTCTTAGAGGCTTTGGGTGCTGATGTAGTCTTTGAAGGCCCACAAGCTACAGGTGGTACTGTTTACCAATACTCTCAAGCCTCTGGTGTTGAGCAAGTTGATGGTAAGTGGTACACAAAGTATATCCTTGGCCCTGTCTTTATAGACCAAGTTGTAGATGGTGTAACTACTACTGCTTCTGAACAAGAAGTTGCTTACAAGGCTCAGAAGGATGCTGAACAGGCTAAGAGTGTTCGTCAGTCCCGTGATGATAAACTGTCAGCAACTGATTGGAGATTTCGTAGCGATATGACTCCATCACAAGAGTGGAAAGACTACTGCCAAGCATTGAGAGATGTTCCTTTGCAGAGTGGTTTCCCTTGGACAATTACTTGGCCTGTTGAGCCACAATAAGGAGCAATCATGGCTGTAACTAGCGCACAAATTGTAGATTTTCTGCTTACTAATCCAGACTTGACTGATGCCCAAATCGTCACGGCTATGGAGACCTATGGGGTTTCTCCTGCTCAGATGGCTCAAGCTGTTGGGTTAGATGAGGGTGCAGTTGCGGCTCGTGTGGCGGCTACTGTTCCTCAAGGACAGACTATTACCCTTGGAGATACCATTGTTCAGCCTGTATATCAAACTACTGGCTCTGGCATGGATCAGCAAATTGGTGGACTTGAGAATGTTATTACCTACAAAGCTACTGATAACAGGGCAGGTGGAGCGTATACCCAATACACACCTACTGGTGAAGTAGAGAAAACTGGCACTCAACAAGAAGTTAAAAGTGGTCTAAAAGAGTTTGCACTAGGTGCGGCTGTACTCTTTGGATTGCCAACTTTATTGAATGCAGGTGCGGCTGGTGCTCCTGCAATAGGAAATGGTGCTTTCTTAGGTGAGGGCGTTGCTTCAGGTATTCCAGCCTTTGATACGGCTTTTACAGCGGCTGGTGGAGCATTTAACCCTGCTTTTGGTTTGCCTATTGGTAATGGGGCATTTTTAGGCGAGGGTGTTTTGTCAGGAGTTCCTGCATTTGATGCGGCTTTAGCTAATGCTACTGTTGGCGCAACTGGTTTGACAGCGGCTCAAATTGCGGCATTAACTGCTCAAGATTTAGCTATAGGAGGCGGTGCTTTAGCAGGGACACCACCAGCAACTATACCTGGCTTGCTAACTCCTGCTGCGACTACAACTGCGGCTACAGCACTTACACCTACGGCATTAACACCTGCGGCTACGGCAACTACTATCCCTGCGGCTACAACTGCCGCAACTCTTGCCACAACCGCTGCCACAACAGGTCTTACAACAACTCAAGTAGCTGACTTAGTAAAAACAGGTTTAACAACTGCACAAATTGCTAATTTGTTTTCAACAGGAGCAACTACTGCGGCTGGTCTTCTGCAACAACAAACGTCTAAAGAAGCGGCTGTCAAAGCGCAAGCTATGATTGATAGAGAGACTGCGGCTGCTAAAGCGGCTGCTCAGTTCAGACCTATTGGAATGACTACTAGGTTTGGTGCTTCTCAGTTTGGTTTTGATCCCGTAACAGGGCAATTGACTAGCGCAGGATACACTTTAAGTCCCGAAGCTAAAGCGGCTCAAGATAGATTTGTCAAACTAGCTGAGTCTGGTATTCAACAAGCAGAAGGCGCTCAGAAAGCCTTTGAACCACTCCAAACAGGCGCTCAGAGTTTGTTTAAACTTGGTCAAGGTTATCTTGCTGAAAAGCCTGAAGATGTTGCTAAGAACTATTTAGCTTCTCAAATGGCTTTGTTACAACCAGGCAGAGAACTTGAACTTGCTAATCTGCAAAACAGACTTCAACAACAAGGTCGTGGTGGTTTGGCGGTTGCTCAAGGCGGTACTATGGGTGCTACAACACCTGAACTACAGGCTTTGTATAACGCTAGAGCGCAACAAGAGGCTCAATTGGCGGCTAATGCTCAACAGTATGGTCAACAAAATGTGTTGTTTGGTGCGGGTCTATTGGGTCAAGGCGCACAGACTATGGGTCAATACTATGGTGGTCAACAAGCGGCTTATGCACCTTATACGACTGCTTTGGGACAAGTTCAAGGTCTTGAGACTGCTGCACAACAACCCTTTCAATTGGGCGTTGGTCTTGGTAAAGAAACGTCTACAGCAGGTTACAACGTAGGTCGTTTAGGCTTAACGGGTGCGGGTCAAAGCGTTGCTCTAGCTACTGGTGCAGATGCCACTAGAAACCCATACG